ATTAGATGCGCCGCCACCCCCGCCGCCGCCAGCAACAACAAGGTAATTAGCATCAGGAGCCAGCGGATTAAAGTTGACTGTCCTAAAGGAGCCGGGGTAGCGCATCGACATGATGCTGTTCCTATCAGGTGAACGCTTCAAACGTGGCTGCGTAGGTCAACGCAGAGCCTGTACCGCTGGTCACGCCAACCGATTGGTTTTCCGTAACATAGAAGGCCGTGGTCTTGTCGGACACAATCAGGGAGGCATTTGCCGGTACGCTAATTTGATATGCCAAATAGGCAGTCACAGTCCCGCTACCAAAGGTGGCGTTGTTGGCGATAGCAACCGTAGCGTTTGCTGCCGATGCCGTGGTGTTGGAAACAATGATGCTGGTGATCCGGTTAACTGTACCTGCTGCCGGAGTCAGACCAGTCAGCGAAGTCGTACCGTTGTACGTCCAAGATGTGGTCGCTGATGTTGTGCTGGGGATAACGTAAGCCGTATTCCCGTAGGATGTTGTCGCGGCTAATAGGTTTGGATTTGCCATGATAATTCCTTATACATTTAGATATTCAAGAGCTTTGGCAAAAATCTTAGGGTCTTCACGCAATGCCCCTATCCCCACATTGCAAGTATGGCACAAAAGTCCACGAACTTTGCCCGTAGAGTGACAATGGTCAATGTGTAATCCACGGAGTGTTTTTGGCTCATCTCCGCATATTGCGCATTTGCCCGCTTGTTCATTTATTAAATTAGTGTACTGTTCCGTTGTTAATCCGTACTTGCCCGCATTAACAAGACGTTTTTCCAATAAACTTTTTGAATGCCATCGGTGTTTACCATTTTGTTTGTGACACTCTTTGCAATAGCTAGAAGTTCTTTTTCCATCTTTATCAACATAGTATTTATTAATATCTTTTTCCCCGCAGTGAGTGCATGACGGAGGCTTTTGTATGGATTTTCCATGATTTGCGCGATAAAAAGGGTCAGACCATCTGGCTTTTGCCATTTGGCTATACCGCTCACGCATTTCTAAAGTCCAAACAACAGACATTTTTACATACCAAAAATAAAGCTAATCATTGTGGCTTTAGCCTGTGACACACCAGAGGCTGCTTGCCAAGAAGGTGCTACGCCCGTGCCGTTGGAAGTTAAAAGCTGTCCCGATGTGCCGGGGTTATTGCTGGCATAAGCTGCAACTTCCGCAGGATAAGTGACAAATACGTCCTTAGTTCCGGCGCTGAAATTGACCGCAGAGCCAGAATTACTGGAGGCCAGAATGGTTGTACGCGCCAGAGTTGTGCCAGAGGATGTGTAAGTCCCAATACCAACCTCCCATTCAGAACCGGTTTGTCCGGCAATGGTGTAGTAGGTTGTGTTGGCGTTGCCAATGACAGAAAAAGATTGGTATCCAGTGGATGCGCCAAGCAAAGTCACTGTCCCAGTACCAGTGGTAGTGGTTGTTTCCTTTACTCTATCTGCTAGTACAAGTGCCATATTTAATCCTTACACCGTTGTGTTAATTACCAACCAACTTGGTGTTTGCGTATCATCAATTGTCCCCCAGCCAGGAGATTCTGTATTGGTTATATTTTGCCAGTTAGGAGTTTGGCTGTCATCAATTAACTTCCAATACACCGCAATAACATCGCCGGCATAGCCCTGGGCATAAACGCCTGTAAGCGCCACAGATACATTAAACCCAACTGTGCCAACAGACCCTGTGGCAAATACCCCTGTATCGGCTTCTGTGTCTGCTGGGACAAGAGTTCCAGCATATCCTGCGGTAGAAACACTGGTAAGAGCCAAACTCTTTCCAGGAACTAGGGTTCCAACATTGCCTGAAGCAGATACGCCAGTTAGCGCAGCCGTTACCAAGGGCGAGTAAGTGACCGTACCTACTGCCCCAGCGGCAGAAACCCCAGTTAGAGCAAGGCTACGATCTGCTAAGGATACTGTTCCAACCGACCCGGTAGCTGATACGCCTGTCAATGCCGCTGTTACAAGCGGCGTATATACAACTGTGCCTACATTTCCAGATGCGCTTACCCCCGTAAGGGCGACAACAACCGTCTGCCCCGCAAGCGAGGCAAATGGAGCGCCTGCAAATGGGGCTATGCCGAACATTGGTTATACAGCAGTAACCTGCTGCTCCTTGTTAGGTTGTAGCCAACCGCAGTAATGCAGTAGTCGTGGTATTTGATGGCATCGTCAATGTAAACGTGCCAGCCGTAATTGTTTGCGAACCAAACGTGTGGACACTCACAGCCTTGTTGCTCTGGGTAGAGTTGTAGATCAATACTGTATCAAATGCCGTAGTCAAAGTCACTGTCGTATAAGTCAAACTAGCGGAGGGAGTCCAATACCCCACACCAGCAGTTGTCGAGCTGTTAGTAGACGTTGGTGCTGTTGCGTTGGTAACCGTGACCCCGCCAGCAGTGTAGCCCGTGCCTGTCACTTCGCCAGTAGACGAATATGCAGTTGTCGAGGCATTCAGCGTTGCCGAAGCTAAGTACAACGCGCCTTTAAACGTGTCAGCAGTAGATGCTCCACGAACTGGGGATACGCCGAAATTATGGGTTGCGGTCATCAACTCGCCGAGGAACGAAGTGCACATTGATTGGGTATTACTCACCTGAGTTCTCCTTAAGCTATTTCCGCTGCTTCAGCAAGCAACGAAGGGGAAGTTTTCAGGCTGACATGGGCAGAGCGGTGAACCAATTCACCATCTAACCAGTACTCAACCCAAGTTGTGTATTCAATTTCGTTATCGACTGCGCCTTCCCGCTTCTCAAGGAGGGAGTCATCCATGTCGCCTTTGGTAGTCGTGACTATCAATTTGAACTCCTTATCAGTGCGGTTGTCGATGTGTTGCTGGGCATTGTGATTGTAAAGGTGGTGGTCGAAGTTTTATCTGAACCAAAATCCAAAACAGCAACAGATTTGTTTCCTTGTGTTGCGTTGTAAATCAAAGCACAACGAGATGTTAAAGCCGATGTCCAAGACACGTTTGCCCAGTTGACATAGGCTGTGTAGCCGTCCGTATTAATGGCTACCCCTGTCATTATCTGCCCGCCAGCTGTGTAGCCGGTAGCCACCACTTCATTGGTGCTGGAGTAAGCCGTAGTCGCGGCATTTAAATCAGCAGAAGCCGTATACAAGGCAATTTTGATCGTGTCCGTAGACAGATCATGGATGCCCTGGTACAGCTCTTTTTTGAAGCTGGTGGTTTGTGTTTGGACAATAGTCATTAGCTTACCGACACCCTAACTTGACCATCACGATATGCATCCATACGCTGTTTACCATCACCCAAGTTCTTGAGCAGGGCAATAGACTGGACATAACGCTCTTGGTACAGTTTGTACATATTGTCTTCAGGCGCACTTTTCATGTACGAAGCTGCCTCACACAAAGAACCGTACAACAATGCAGAGTCAAAATTGTCACCCAGCCAGGTAGATCCAGCAGTAACAATGGACTCAGGAATGTAAAAGTAATGCAGTTCAGCTTTATAGCTTGCGTCTGGCGTTGGCCCAACAATAAACGAAAGCTCATTTACGTTTGATGATTGTGGGCCAAAAATACCGTAATGCTTTGGCTTTCCTGTTGTAGATGGATCTGGATATGCTTCACGCATAAAGTTTACATCTTTATTCAACAGGTAAAGGTACTCACCAGTTCCTGATGCAGGGTAAATAGCCAAGCTGTATGTTGACAAAAAATCATCTGGACAAGATAGATACTTATTGCCGGAAGTTAGTGTGCCAGTAACATTTTTACGCAGATTTGCAACTTGAACAGTGTTATAGATGCGCTGTTCCGCTTGCTTAATAAGCGTGTCAACAACCGTCGTGGAGAACGAATTCTCCGCGTAGTCGTTTATGGCTGTTACAAGCTCTGTGTAAGTCATGGTATTTACGCCATTGGGCCGCGAGACATTACGCCTTTAGTGGCTGCACCTGCACCGCGCATCTTGATGCCAGTGGTTTTTGCAGGAGCAGCACGCTTATTGCTAAAGCTATTTACACTCATATTCAAAGTGTCTGGATTGCTCATGTTTGGCGGAGTTGTATCGCTTCCTTGCAAAGCCATGGCTTTACCAGACATGGTATGCGGCTTGGCATAAGTTGACGCACTGCCAACCTCTTTGCCCATCATTTTTTTGCTAAACGTAGCCATATTAACCTCGCGAAGATTTGCGTTGATTCATAACCTTAGCCATGCCGCGTCCAAGAGTACGCATTTGCATATTGGTTTTACCGCCTTTAGCCAGTTTCAAAGCAGTGCCTTTGCCGCCCTTATGCTCTTGAGCATCGTGCTGCTTAAACGCTTTTTTGATCATAGCTTTGTCTTGGGCCAAATCAGATTTTTCCATCATTTACTCCTAAGTAACCGTAACTGTACCAACATTTGTCGTTGCCACCAAGTAATTTGGCGTTAAAGACGCATCAAAACTACTGGCGCCACCTACCGGAGCCCAGCCCCATTGAATATCCCGCGAACCACCCGTAGGATTTCCACCATTTCCTGTAGCCGTTAACTGCAACCCATTCAGTCCAGCAGCAACATAAGTTGTATCAGGACGGGGCTGGTACACAGCCTGGGGATCATTAACCGGATACATACCTAACTGTAACTGGGGTTGGTCAGGATCCCAGCACGCTTCACAGACTTTCAACTGATAGAGTTTAGTCTTAATGACCTCAATCTTCAGCTGCTTTAACTTAAAACGCTGGCCGCACCGGTCACACTCGGCAATTGAATATTTGCCTGATGCATAGGGTGAGGTCATTACATACCACCTCCGCCAATAAACGACTGGCGCGGAACCAGACGCAAAGTGGCTTTCTCATGGTCTTCACCAGCCGCTAACTTGTATTGCTCCTCATACACTGCTTTGAGCATATCCAGGCGTCCTTGTAATTCAGGAACCTTCATGGCAATGTAGTAGGCTAAACCAGCTGTAACAGCCGGCAAAAAGCGGAAATTCATATCAGATGTTTGGATGCCTGAGCCAGTATCTTGAATCCGGCGCAAACGGTAGTACACAAACTGGTACGTCTGTGAGCCGTCAGGCGTAGGCCAAACTGTAACAGCGGGCAGCTGCGGTACATAAACAGCATCTCCGGCTGTGTGCGCTGCTGCTGTTGAATTGTTTTGACCTCTAAATACACCACCTAGGGTATTCCCTGATATGTAGGTGTAGTAGATATCTTCAGTGCCTAGACGGATAAAACCAGAACCAGCTAACCCAACCACCGTGTTAAGCGTGATCGTGTCGGACGTTGACGTAATTGTGGTTGCAAGAGTGGCACTGGTAGGATTAGTTTCCCCTGAAAGCCTTTGTATCCAAACTTGGATAGGACGACCTTGGGTAAGCTTATTAGGGATCGTCGCATAGGTAGAAACGCTAATGCGAGTAATACTAAGATCAGACTGGGTAGAAGCAACATTGGGCTGAGTACGAATAACGTGATCAAGTAGGTCAATGGTGTCTGTAGGAAGTGCATAGGTGTTTAATCCTTGAGTCAAGGTGATAGTACCTGTCTCAATTGTCCACATATTGAGACCACGATTAGCCCACTCAATCGTCATTATGTTGAGAGAGCGGCGGGCTGTACGCAAATCGTATCCAGTCCGCATTTCGCGGCCAGCCCTCTCCCACGCCTCTTCAGCGAGTTCCGTAAACTCTAAGTTAAAGGCTGTGGTGCCTGTAGTAGTCATCGCTGATTCCGCTGGTTAAGCATACTGATCAATGCATCCAATGAATTTGGATTTGCTCTTTGAGTAGAAGAGTTAATAAAGCTATTAATTAAATTAGTAGATGCCGGTTGATTACCTCCAGCCATTGGAGTTACGCCGCCTCTTGCAAACCCATAGTCATAGTTTTGAGTATAGTCTTGCTGCTGGTCTTCTAAAGAAAACCTAGGGGCTGGGGCAACTGGTTGCTGAACTGGCGTTAAATTTGGGGCTAAATTAGCATATTGATTTGGATCTTGGTTTACTAAATTTTGTGCCGTGCCTCTGAAAATATCAGCTTCATTGGGATCCACCTCATTGCCAAACTGTTGCTGCCAATAGGCAAGTCCTTCAGGATCAGATGCTCTACCAAGAATATTTTGATAAAGGCTTTCAACAGTCATGGGTGGCGCAACTGGCGCTTGACCTAAATTAGTACCAGACTGGGCGTTTGGTTGAACAATTGGTTGGATAGTTGGTTGGACAACTGGTTGGACGGCTGGCTGTACATTTGTTTGGGCTTGCGCTGAATTAACGCTTGGATTAAGAACCGAGTTAATAGTTGAATAAAGGTTCTGTCCTAACACGCCGTAACCAGCTTCATCAGGATGAATGGTGTCATCTTCAGCATAAGTTACAGGCGTACTGTATTTATCATCAACTGCTGAATTGGTCTGTCTGCCAACGTCAGAAATAATGTTTGCATAGTTTCCTACGCTACCTTCCCATCCGTCAGATGAGTTTGGTTTGTTAGGAGTTTGCAAAATAACTTTTTTGCCAGCGCTTTGAAGTTGCGCTATAGCGTTCATTAAATTGGCCCTGAAGGTTTCAGGATCTTCTCCGCGATATGCTTCATTCATACCATAGTTAAGAATAACAACGGGATTGTTGTTCTTCAAAACATTGTTAAAGTTGTCGCTACTCAGTAGATCGCCAACAGTTGTGCTGGGAACCCCCATGTTATTAATTGTTGCAGCATCCCCAAATAAATTTTGGGCTGTAGAAACCATGTTGTTTGCTGACTGCTTGCCATGATTCCAACCATAGGTGGTTGAGTCCCCAAGCGCATCAATACCAATTGGCTTTTTTGTAGCAGCTGGCGCTCTGGGGTTTATGACGCTAGTACTTGTATTCTCAAGAGTGTTTCCGCCTCTTGCATATTTTTGAACGGCATCACGCAAGCTCATGGGCTTGCTAGTAATTGGCGTCATGTTTGGATTGGGAGCAGCAACGGGGGCGTCACGCTGAGTTAAACGGTTGTAGAGACTCATGATTAATCCTTAAATTTGGATTTTTTGCGTTTGCGTTTAACTGTATCAGTGATCAAGTTGACTGCACCACCGCCAGCGTATTGGGTAAAGTCAGTGTTATCCCGACGCTTTTTCTTGACGCCTTTGGGCATCTTATCAGGACTAATAGCACCCATGCCGCGACTTGCAATCATTTTGCAGCCCTCATGTTGTCAACCAGGTTAGGGTATGGACGGCCAGCAGCCTTAGCCGCAGCTTTAGCTTTGGCTTTTTTGGCAGGGGTCAAAGCTTTAGGCTTACCAAGACCTTTTGGCCTTGGCTTGTCCCAGACTTGTTTAGCCCCAGCCATATTAAACCATCTTCCCGCGAGTTAAACCGCGAGTGGCGCAGCCGTCAGCCTTGCGAACATAACCACCCTTGGCAAATGCCTCTGTGGACTCATCTATCATGGAATCATCCATAGCTTTTGGCTTGGGTTGTTTTTTGGGCTTTTTAACCGGCTCATCTACAGGAGTGTAGTCGGGGTATTTTGGATCTTTAGCCATGACAATTCCTTAGCAGGACATTCCGCCCTTGTTCATCTTAACAATGGTTCCCTTGGTTTTACCACGGGATGCAATGCCATCAGCACGCTTAGAGGCAGAGCCGCCGCCGGCCATTTTTGTCATGCCGCCTTTTTTCATGCCCATCATTTGCATACGATCCATAGCCATATCCTTTTTGGAGCCTTCTTTTATGTCGCGTTTTTCAACGTCTTTGCCCATTTTTTCAAATTTGCCCATTTTTGTAGCCATATCACCACCTTTAGAAAATTTGCGGCCCTTGTCCGCGTTTGCAAAATCTTGCCCCACTTTCTGTGGAACGCCTACCTTCTTGGCAAACGATGGCGAGTGAGCTATCGCTTCCATGAAATTGTGTTGTTTCTTACTAACCGATGGCACTGCGTTGCTCCTTCATAAAAGTATCCAGCTTTTCATCCAGGCGGTCAAGCCTAGCTAAAACGCGGTTAATGTCAGCGTGCATATCATTTTTAGTAACAAACTTTTCCGCGTGTTCTTCACGGGTTTTGCTAAGCAGAATACTAATGCGTTTGACTTCATCGTGGGAAACTTTTACCCACAACAGTAAAGCTGCTGATATAAAAGAAAGGATAGCGTTCCAAACAGGCAAGTCCATATCAACACTTCCAGGCTTTTAAGCTTTTATTGATGCGAGAGTTCGGGTCTTTTGCCGTCTTTGCGCGGTATGCATCCCACTCTGGCGCATCCGCTGATGCGTATAAGTATTGTGCCGCAAATTCTAACAACATAGGGTCATCCCTAAAATGACCTAGCCCCCGATTGCAATGGTTGCAAAGCATACCCCGAACCTTGCCGGTAACATGGTCATGGTCTACAACCAAAGCATCTTCTACCCCGCAAATAACACATTGCTTTACTGAGGTTTTTATTTTTTTAAGTACTTCGTCTGGCATAACTGCGCGGTGTTTCCCACGGCAATTTTCGCTTCTGTAAGTAGCACGGCATTCCCTGCACCAGCTATCCAAACCATTACGCTTTTTATTGTGTAATGGAAAGGCTTCAGCCGTTGCGGGCTTTTCTACTTTACAGCGGGTGCAGGCTAACAGTTCCATGCTTTTAACGCCAAGTTAATTCGGGACTTTGGATCTTTTGCAGTTTTCTCGCTCGTCAACTTCTTTTTGGCTCCAGTCATCCTTGCGCAGAAAGAGTCGCGCCGTTTGCCGCCTTCCGGCTGGGGAGGTTTCAAATTCATCCCTTGCTTTTTGGCGGAGGCCCGCCCCTTGGCGTTCAGGCCGCCATTGGGGTTCTTGCCTTCTTTGCGTGTCCATGCTGGTGACTTAGCCATAAAACACCGTAATGCCAGTAACAGAACCCACGCTTAGTGTAAGGTACAGCCCAGTAGAAGCCAAAATACCTTCACCGGGAACTGGTACAACAAATGTATTAGGTGTACCAAGGCTTGCTATGTCCATAGTGTACAAAACATCCGCCGTAGAACTGCCGTTACGAATTTCAAATGTTGCGGCGGTAGACGCTTTTGGGGAAACAATAAACCCTTTAAGTCGTGTACGCCCCGCGTAATAAGAACCCGCAGCGCTAAGGTGCGCGCTTTTAACATCGGTTTGTTGCATAACCAATCTCCTATAAAGCAGGGGCCGAAGCCCCTGAGATTAATTAAGCAGACGTTGGGTTAGCCGAACCGTCGCTATCGCGCACAGTGTATGTGACCGACACAACGATTGAACCGGCAGTTGCATCGGCAGTGGCTGCTGTAAATGTACCGTAGATGATTGCGTCTGTTGTGCCAACATTGTTTGTTTTAGCGGCTTGTGTAGCCGCTGCAATAGTTGCAGGAGATACTTGAACCGCAGAGGTTCCAGTGTTCAGCGTAGTCATATAAAAGTTAGAAGTCCCAGAGGTTCCAATAACAACGCCGCAGTTACTAGCACCAGTTAAAGCAGTAATCACATAAATGTCAAAACGCATAATTTGTGCGCCAGCAGGCAAAACAAACATCTGCACTGCTGTGGGGGATGCCAAAATAGTTGCTGTGGCTGCGGTGTACGACTGAGAAACAATCGTTGCGCCCATATTGCGGATAGTGCCCGCAGTGGTGCCGGTTGTGTTTTTAACAGTGCCGAGCAGCCAAGGGCCAAGGTGAGTTGCGAATCCCATGATATGTGTCCTTACATACAAGTAAAGTGCATCAATCTGTATGTCGTCAGCCGGGACTGTTTGATGCACCGGAAACCCCGGATTAACTGCAATATATCATGGTTTTAGTTGGTTAGCAACAAATAAAAAGGGCTCCCGAAGGAGCCCTAGTGGGAGGATAGTTAACCCTCTCTTACTGATTACGCTCCAGCGGAGCCGTACATACCCAGAGGGTCAGACCAACCGAACGAATAACGCTCGCGGGCCTTGTAACGGACGTTTCCGGTGTCAAAGTCACCGTCCATGCCAGTCGATAGCGGGCTACGCACAAAGTGCTTCATGCCGTTAGGAACGTCGGTAGTCAGATACCAGCCGTTGCTGTCGGTCAAGAAGTGGTTAATTGTGTAACCGCCAGGGATAGAACCATTGTTCTTCAACGCATTGATATCGTTGTCAGTGGTGCCGACGCGGAGTTCGGTTTCCAACAAACGGGTAGCAACGAATTGCAGAGCAGGAGGAACAATCAGCTTCTTGGGCTTAGCGGCAATCAACAGGCCACGCTCATCCGTCCACAGAGAGATTTGAATAACTGCGTTTTCCAACGAAGTCTCATTCAAGTCAGCTGCGGTCGCAGGAATGTTGCTGTTAGTACCACCAGACACCAGGGGGTGAGCGCTGTTGAACAGAGAAACGCCGTCACCGCCGACATAAGCCGAGGAGAAACCGTTATTTAGAACAGCAGCAGCTTTAACCTGCTTGGTGTACGCCATAGCGCGAGCCAGACCTTTGGTGTAGCGAGCCGACAAAGAGTCATAGAGGTTGTCCTCAATAGCCTCTTCAGTCAAGCTGAAGCCCAAAGCAATGGTTTCGTGGTTGTAGCGTGCAGTCCATGCCTCTTGAGCATTGTCATAAGCAAGAGCGGAGCCCTCGTTTTTGACAGGTGCAGCGGAGAAGCCAGACAGTTTAGTTTCCTCTTCAAAAGAACGCTCAGAGGTCTCGGTTTCGTAGATCTCGTCATGCTCTTGATTGTAGGTCTTATATTGCAGACCGAACAAGGCGTTAAGCCCAGGAAGCAACTCTTTAAGTAGTTGTGCGCGTGAAATAGCCATTTTGAGTTACTCCTTAGGCAATGCTGGTGCCAGCGTAATACTGATGCTGACCAAAGTTGATCTTAACCAGAATCTCAGGATACTGCATCAACACAATAGTTGTGTTCAACGTAGCAACAGGAGCTTGATTCATGATAAACGATGTAGCACCGGCAGCAGCAGCGGTGTCAACAAACGAACCGGAAGAAACGTATTGACCGTTTGAATCCAGCGAACCAACGTCAGTACCAACAGGCAACGCGAACGGCAGAGCCGAGCAAGTTACAGTAGCGGTAGAGATGCTGGTGTAGGTTACGGTTCCCAAACTAACAGCCGTATCATTCACCAAGCCAAGCACGCGAACGGGCAAGGACGAAGTGGTGGCGGGCGTATCGCTAGGGGCCAAGATTGCGTTCTTGGAGTTACCAGTTGCAGTGCTACCTGTGTTATTGATCATAGCCAAGTTTTGGCCGATCATTGCACGGGCGCCAGAAGCAACAGCGGTAGTAGCAGAACAAACAACACCCTTGAACACTTGGTCAGGATCGTCAGCAACAATAGCTACTGCATCACCAGCCGCAGTAGATGCGGGCCAGTATTGCGAGAAGGTCAACTGTTTAGTGACGGGGTTGGTGTAGCGGCATCCCAAAAAGATACCTGTTTGATTGCCAGCCGTGCCAGTAGACACAGACAAACGCACGATTTCACCACGAGACAATCCTACATAATCACCGTAGAAAATTGCTGTGCTGTAACCGTTAGTGATCGGGTAATCACGGGTAGAACCCGCAAATACCTGACCTCCGATCAAGTTGATCGGCTTTAGCCCGTAAGGGGCGCTAATAACCGGATAAGCCATAAAGGACTCCTAAAAATTAAATACCTTTTCCAAAGCTACTCGAAGACTTGCTCTCTTTAAAGAGCGGCATCCGCGCATCGCTTTGACGCATAAGGGTATTGTCTACAGCTTCCATCTGAGCTACTGTATGTCGATTAAAGTAAGCATTACGTTGTTCAACAAACTCTTCAGGAGTCTTGCAAAGCAATAACCCGCCAATCTCAATATTCTCTTTAAAGCGACTATTGGGGTCGGCTAACAGTCGGAATTTGGGTTGTTCATCAACTGTAACTGGCTCCCAATGCTCACGGAGTTTGGCCGAGAGATTACGGGGGTCAGCTGTATTCAAAGTTGAAACACGCACCCAACGATATTTGTACCCAGGTTGCTTGTCTGGTTCAGGAAGTAATTCTGCCGGAGCCCACTGCTTAGGGCGCTCAGCCATCAAACGATCCTCAAGCTCACGCGGTTTTCTGTTTTCAGCCATTTGCGGCCTCCAATTTGATTTTCTCCGCAGCAAATTGCTCAGGAGTTAGGTTAAATTTCTTTGCCAGGTTTAGTTCTCCAGTGGATAACTTAACCCGTTTTGAGGACGTAGTCCTTGTAGCCGGTGCTACCACCGAGCTTCTCCGGCTAGGCCGGTCATCTTGTTCCTCTGCTTCTCCAAATTTCTCTGGGAACCGCTGTCGGATTGTTCTATTGATCCTATCATAGTACTCTTGTGACGAAACTCTAACACCCTCGCGCTGGAGCTTAGTGTGCAGCCCCAATGCCAGACTTGTCATCTCTTCATCTTCCCCAAACCAAGGGTTATCTTGTTGCCAAGCTACCGCTGATGGATCCTCACGGGGTCTTTCGATCCGTGGTTGAGGCGTTTGTACCACATTTTCTTCACGTTCGGCAGGGGCTGGACGGAAGTTTTTGACCTTATCAGCCTTAAGTGTTGCGGCTGTAAGACGTTCCTGGGCCTCCATTACCTTGTCGGTATCGCCTGAATCATAGGCTTCCCGATAGGCTTTTTTGGCCGCTTCCATCTCCATTTCCACTGCTCTGGTGACTGAAGTAAGGACGTTTTTCTCGCTATTTGACAGGGTGGATTTGAGCTTTTTGTTCTCTTCCATCAGTCGTTTAGCAAACTCAACAGTCTCGTTTTGCTCACGCAAAGCCGCTTCTTTCTCACGGCGCTCATCGTGCGCCAGCTTCTTCATTTGAACAAGCTTTTTCTTAACTTTGGTAGAGTAATCCTCTAGCTCGTCGCTATAAAGCTCTTCCCTAATTTTTTCAGGCAAAGGGGGTTTATTGCGATCTTGCTCAGGCGTACTATCTTCTACCTCAACAATAATCTTTTCGTCTTCCTGTTCATCAGGAAATTTAAAAGCTTCCATATTCGCTCCTTATTTGCGGCGGATACCGCGTGGATCTTCAACTACACCCTCGACTGAGTCATCGTTAATTACACGAAACTCTTTGCCGTGGATTATTAGTCGGGTTCCTGCATGGGGTCTAACTAAAATAAAGTCACCAATCTTGCAGTAAGGGCCAGATGGGAACCTGGTTTCATCCTTATAGCAATCCGGGCCTAAGTCCACTACGAACAAAACCGTTGTCAGTAACTCCTCGTTACGAATAGTTTCATCAGACTTAATAAGCCCAAGGTCACTGTCGTATTCTTTTTCCACTTCTGGAATTGCGCACAATATGCGGTAACCAGACGGCTTTGGTAGCTGTTTGGCTTTTTGTTCCGCAGACTTATCAAGTATGTTAGATAAATCCACAGCGTTTACGATATCCAAGTTAGTCATCGTCATTAGTTTTGAGTCTTTCCTGTAGGTCTGAGATAAATAGACGCGCAGTGAGCAGACCTTTAACCTCACCACACATCTTCTTGTACTCCGAATAATCGTTGGCGTTGCCATCCGCCAGGGCTACTTGGAGTTGGGATACTTTGTCTTCTATTTTTGACATTAGAAGTTGTAAATATTTGTCGTTCATTTAGTGTGTCCAACTAGGTTGGTTAATATGCGCTGGCGCTCTAAATCATTGTGAGCATCCAGCTCTTCTTTGGATTTAGTTAAATCCCCTTGAATACGCAGCATATCTATATCCTTTTGGTTTTGGATACGTTCGCGTTCAATCTGTTGCTGGCTGGCTTTCAGCTGCGCATCCACTTGATCTTTTTGAGCTTTGCGTTGCTGATCTGCACCCTTGATCTGTAACTCTTGCTGTTGCATTTGGATAAGCGGATCTTGAGCCAGTTGCTGAGCCTGGGCCTGTTGGGCCTGAGCCATATTGGTTTGCATGACCTGTGCGCTGGCCTGAGCAATAAGCCGAGACAGTTGAACTTCAACATCGTCTGGCAGCGGCTCGTCCGGCGGAGGTAGTGGTACGCCCATTTGTTTCTCAACCAGGGTGCGGTAGTGAAAGCCTAGATGTTCGGCGATATGTGCTTGCATAGCAGCCATGATCATGTTGGCCTGTGGGTTTTGGCCGATGGTCTTCATGATCAGCGGGTCTTGCATGAACGTCTGGTGGGTTGCAATGTGAGCTTGCTGATCTTGAGTAATAAACGCTTTCATTGGCTTACCCTTAAGCGCGTTCATATTCTCACTAACCGGATCCAGCGGGGTCTCATCATCAGGAAGAGGAACAAGCTTCTCTGCATTCTTAATACCCAGCACATCCAACATCTGTCGGTGGAGCTGTGGTAGGTCATAAATCTGCGGAGCTTGCTGGGCTAGTTGAATGACGGCCTGGTACTGGACAATCTTTTGAGCCATCGTTGCAGCGTTGGGGTCAGAGACCGGAATAACTGTAACAAGGTCATAGTCGGACTGTTTAGCTTTGGGTGAGCCTTCAACTGGCTCATAGTTATAGTCGGGCGGCGTAAAGTCGCGGATGATGTCGCGCAGCAGCCCCAGTTCTTGTTTGAACGAGTAGTGAATACGCGCCTGGACGGCGGTCATTACTTTTAGGGTGCGCTCAAGGATAGCCAGGGTTGTACCAACGGGAGAATTGGCAGACATATCGGCTACTTGGATGTCGGCAGCAGAAGCAAACTTACGTCCTTCTTCTACGATCTTGTCCAAGAGCATTGCCAGCACCTGACTTGGTTCCTTGTAAGGAAGAGCCATGATGTTTTCAGCAATAGTCCCGCTGGGTACGTCAACATCGCGCCATTCTGCTGGGCCGATGGGTGTATCGTCACCCTTTACACGCAAACCACGGGTTTTAAATCCGCCTGGTAGGTTGGCTAGGGTTCCGGCGTCCACCAATTGGCGAAGAATGGATGTTCCAGACTTGGCAAACGCGCCGACAAGGTGAATCAGGCCAAAACAGTAGAAGCCAAAGCCAGGAACGTAGCCATAGTGAACGTAATGCTGGCGTTTTGTGTTCAGATCATCGTCTTTTTCCCAATTACGGCGGATTGCAAGGCACTTCATGCTGCCTTTTTCAATCGTAACTATATAAGGGAGCGCAATTCCTGTAGGTTCGCCGTGTTTGTCGGTGTGTTCATGACCTTCAAGGTCTAAATACACGTTCATTTCCAAGATTTTGTATCGATCATCCGTCTGGGCGCGGAAGCCCATCTTCTCGGCAATCTTTTTCTCTACTTCATCAAGGGTATTGCTTGGCTCACCTAAGTCAATGTCAACATAAAACCCAGCTACTTGTAGTTTGCGCAGTTCATTCTCGGTCTTGCGCATCACATGAGTAATACGCGGAGAGGTTTGAAGGTCAGAGGCGCCGTAAGGAACAACTAAATCTTCAGCCGGAACAAAAATAGAGGTCTGGCGGTCAAGGCTGGGGTCGAAGTAGACCTTCTTAAAGGCATTACCGGAAAGACCTAGACCCCACAACATACGCTCATGCTCAGGACGGAACTCAGTCATGACATCCGTCAGCTGATAGTTCATGTCATCAGCTACCCGAGTGGCGGCTTGTTTCTTTTCCGGCGTTTCTTTGCCGATGATCTGGGTCTTTACCGGCCCTGCGGCAGGGAAGGTACTCATCATGACCTCTGCCTGGAACTTAACAACAGCCTCAGACAGGAGAGGATGGTAAACCCCGCACGCCCCAATCCAAGGATCAGCGCGTTCTTCAATCTTCATTCCTAGAAGTTCAAGACCATCAGTGTAGGTCTGCATCCAGTCTTTGCGTGAGTTAACGTCATCGTCAAAGTCGGCCATCAGGTCAGAAACAATACCTGTGACTACATCGTCAGGCAGGCTCTCAACCAGGTTGGCGTCAAAATCATCTTCAATACTGCCTATCTTGATCTCAGTGTCTCCTACGTT